TGCCGTGACTCAACAACCAATGATGCCAAACCCATATATGCAGCAGCAGATGCCTATGCAGGGCGGCGCAAGTATGTTCAAACCGTGGACATGGTTCGGAGTCGGTACAGCAGCCGCCCAACCACAGGCTTGGCAGTTACCACCTCCACAGATAGACACATTAGCTAATGGAGAACAATTTTACACAGCAAATGGCGGAGGACCTCCACCACTGGCACAACAGCAAGGATACCTTACGTTACCAGTTGGAGCAATCGGCTGGAACATGGCAGGACAACCTATCGACATGAACGGTATGGTTGTAGCAACTACTGGCGAAAAGTTAATGAACACAGCCCTCAGTAGGATCCTGTAATGGTCTATTGTACACGTAACGATGTAGCAGCTTTTTTACAAGTTGATGATTTCAGTGGTACTACTACTCCAGCAGATGGAGACGTAGATTCATTTATATCAATGGCAGAGTCTCGTGTAGAAGAACTTACAGGACACGCATGGGCAACTGCAAGAGCTAAAGAAGTAACAGAAGAACGTGTACGAGTACAGAGAGTAAGATCCAACGTAGTTAACTTACGAGGGAGAATACAATTAGAACATTATCCAATATTGGCATTTTCACAACATGCAACACCTAATTTTACAAATACAAATGGAAACATTCAGATTTGGACAGGTGGTAGTTATGTTGATTTTTTAGATTCTGACAACGGTAAAACATTAGGTAGTTCGGTCACAGACACAGGTAAGAATCTATTTGTAGACACAGAGAGAGGAATAATTTACATTGATAATTATTCTACTTTTAACATGGTCAATAGTAGTCCACAGGGTGTAGATGCTTATGTATCTTATAAGTATGCAACAGCAAACACACCAGACGACATAAAATTGGCTACAATTTATTTTACGGCATCGATTATAGTTGCCAATGATGATCTTAACGTATCTCAAACAACAGAAGGTTCTATGGATAACAGAACTAAATCGGAGAAGTTTGAGGAGATGGGAATGAAAATCCTAACAGATCATTCGAGAATAGGCCGAACAATGCCTATGGCAAGAGCCATTGGTGGGTTTGGTACTGGCATGGTTAATCCTTGGCCGTAGGCATAGAAGATCCAGTAAGTACGCTTGTATCACTTATAGATACAAATTATGCAACAGGTACAGACGCATCAACATCAGTTACAGGATCTAACGGAGGAACAAAGCCACTAATTGATGAATCTTGGGATTTAGGTAAGAGAAATATAAAGAGCAAAGATCTTGTAAGGATATACGAGATTGCAGGAAACCACTATGCACAAGCAGTGGGTAACGGACTAGATAGGGGCATTTGGAGGCTCTCTATTGACATATCAACAGCCAAGAGCAGAGAGAGGCTCAGGCAGATTTACGGAGAGATAGTAAGGGTTTTAAGGGCACTAAAAAATAGTCCAGGAACCAATTATGCTTATGTAAGACCAGTATCACGGGTTGACCAGACCGACAAGCTAAGGCGATGGTTTAGGTATGTCCTTGATGTTGAAATCATAAGTTTTGAGGCGATATAATGACAAACGTACGACAATCACAGCAGGTAAACGCATACTTCAGATCAGAAGATACGTATGCGTCAATAGGCAAAGAATCTCAAGCAGCAGGAGCTTTGTCTCACATAGGTCTATTGGACACATTTGACCCAAGGATGTTGGATCATCAATTTGCGGCAGTATCTACTATAGGATATTCGGTAGCGCCACACGTATTGAAAGGTGCAACTAACGTTATGGTTCCACTTAAGATAGGCATGTGGGGTGATGGTTGGAAAACATTACTAGGTAGATGTATTGGTCAGACTACAATAAACAGTGCATTAAGGCCAGCATTCTTACGTCCAGATGTACAAACAGTAGCAATACTAGCAGAAGAACAATTAGCCTCAACATTTCAATGTAGTTTAGCATCAGGTGTAGCATTTAACAAAGCAGAATTAGAATTAGATTATACGACAAATGCGCCAGCTACAATTAACTTTGATGCAACAGCATACTATGTGGTTGATCGTGACGCTAACGCTTCAAGAACTACAGCAAGAGATTTTACTACAGGTAACAATTTATTTATACAATCAGATTTTAGTGGTCAGTCAATACCCTCAGAGCCTACTGGAGATCCTATATTGCCAACAGATGTAACAATACAGTATGCTACAGCAGCAACTAACGGGGTTACAATAACACACGGTACAGCACCTAACACCTATTATGAAGTAGGCGAAAGATTTTTGATAGCTTACGCACCATCTGGAACTCCAGATTCAAACTTTGGAACTAGCGGTGTTTATGATTTAACAGATTCTTCAAACGATGTTTTATCTGAATTAAACACGTTGATAGACAATGATACCAACTTCACATTTGGAGAAGGTAGTGCATCTGGTCTTTCAACTAATTTACTTAAAGGAGTATACAAAAACGGTTCTACAATCAAAGTAGTTGACAGTATGACAGACTGGCCGTTTGTAAAAACAGTTAAATTAACCATAGACAATCAACACATACCTTTACCTGGTGTAGCATCAGGGCAAGGAACGGCAGGAAGTAAATTATTACAAAACAATGATGTAGCACGTGGTGAAAGTATAATCACGCTTGAGATTACAAGCACAGCTAAAGATGAAAGATTCTATGACGAAATGGTTGACAACAATTCTTTGCCATTAGTAAGGTTAGATTTTGGAACTAACGGATCTATAGCACTTACAAACGGTAGAATATTAACACGAACAGCAGGTTACACAGCAGGAACAGAAGTAACTGAGACAGTAACCATTCAATTCTATGGGGCAGGAGATTACACTAATTACAGTAAGTATGCAATATCAGGCGATTTCTAAGGTAAAACATGGTCAAGGTCAGAGGGCAAATCAATCAGCCCATAGTGGATATCGCTCAAGTTCAAGAAGAGTATTGGGAACGTAGAACCTTTGAACTTCCGAGCTTAGCCCATCTCCACAAGCCCACAGGCTGGAGAAGGTACTTACCTTGGAAAAAAGAACAAACGCCTGTAGTGATCCTAAGAAGATTAACCACAGAAGAGTGGATGGAATTTGAAGATAGATTTTACAATTTGAAAACTGAGCTAGTTAAAGAAGCACCGACTTACAGGGCTGTAATAAACAAAATGATGGAAGGCAAAAGTCTTTCAGAAAACGAACAAGCAACATTGGCTATGGCTAACAAAAAATCACTTCCTATGTACATAGCTATGTTAGAAAAGATGTTAGATGAGCCTAAGCTAAATTATGATGAAGTAAGTATTTTAGTATCAAGTTTGGATGATTATGATCGCAGTACTTTGATGGCGCAAGTAAACAGCATAACTTCACAAAAAATGTCAGTAGCTAATAAAGTAAATCAAGAGCGAGTAGCTGAGATGGATAAGATGCACAAGGAGACGTTGGCACAGTATGGCAGATAGCGATTATACAGTAGCAGTAGTATTGCAAGCTTCTGATGAGGGAATGTCTAAAACACTTAAACAGACAGGTGATGACGTTGAAGATTTAGGTAAAAAAAGTAAAAAAACACAAGCCGAGTTGCTAACTACGATTGTAGCTTTAGAGGGTTTGACTAGCGGTTTAAACCAAGTAACTGGAGGTGCACGTAAGTTCTCAGCGGCTATGGTTGAAACGGGTAAATTTACTAGAGAACAAGCAGACGAATTTAACAGATATATAGGCTTTATTGAACTTGCAACAGGTCCACTTGAATCAATTATTGCGTTTCAAAAATTATTTACAATTTCATCAGCGATATTTACAACTCAACAAATAAGAGAAAATGACGCAAAAGGAAAATCTATAATTGTAAATAAAAATCTTGGTTTAAGCTGGTTGGCACTTGCGCTACCCTTACTAGCTGTGGTTGCAATATTTGCAACATTATATTATTTGTTTACAAGGCAAGAAGAAATTACTAAAAGTCTTAAAGAACAAATAGATGCTATTAAAGGAGTTTTTGCAAGCCTAAATGTTACAGGTAGGGCTACAGTTGCTATGTTTTCAGATTTAGCGTCTGGAGCATCAGCAGCAATAGATCCATTACAAAGGGTAGTCGGTTTTATTCCAGGAATAGGAGGTGACTAATGACAAGATTTGTATTGTATGATCCGTCAGAGAGTTCTCATGTAGATGCAACTACACTTGTTACAGGTGCAAGATCATTATATGAAGGTGATTTTGATAATGATGGTACAAGCGGAGACGATGTAGTTGATGGTGGTTTGGGTAATATATGGACGTCAGGTGGAGAAACAGGCACAGAGTTAGCATTTGGTAAAGGTGCACCTGGGACATCACCTAGTGGAGACAAGTTTTTGCATACAATGTTTAGAATAACACTTCCAGACGGCCCAAAAGCTACAGCATCAGGTGAGATTATACCTGACGCAAACGGCACAATAGACAAAGTAGTGTTAAAGTTTAAAGTAAAAAACTTTGGTGGGTCTGGTAGTAATCACCGAATAGCTTGGAGGCCAATAATTAGAAGCCCAAGTGCTATAGATTATGACGCAGTTACTTGGAAGACATCAGACGGCTCAACAGATTGGGCGGCTTCTGGAGCAATAAGTACTGGCGATGTGGATACTACTACAGATTTTGGTAGCGGAACAGCAGGAATATTAGGATTTCAATCACTTACTACAGGTTGGAATGCTTTTACATTACAAGATACAAGAATTGCAGGGCCATCGAGTGCAAAGACCGTAGGGTTTGATTGGGGTGTAACTGTAGACATAATAGGGTTTCCACTTGATCCTACAGATTTAGATACGGCAAACACTTTTGCTAGAGTTTACAATGTAGATGATTCAGCAGCAGCTAACAAACCATACGTTGAAGTACATTACCAAGATGACGCACCATCTAAACCAAACATACAAGCAGTACCACGAGAAGATTTTAGAAACTGTGATATTTCATTGATCGAACAACCTAAAGAAAAAGACCTTGTAAGATACGTTGCAGTTCACAATGCAAGCGGTACACCAGCGTATAACACAGGTTCATCCAGTCCAAACTTTGGTATAGCTATAACAGATACAAACAAGGACGTGTACGATAATTTCTTTGATTTAAATCCAGCGTCAGGCACTTTATTCTTTCCAGGTAGTACTAGTGTAGCAGGTACAGACAATAAACTAATATTTTTTGCAGAAGATAACAATAACACAGGAGCTTCAGGTGCTACTAAAGGCAACACATTGACAGTTACACGGTATGATCCATACACAGCAGAAGATCCTGATGCAAGTAATTTTAGCCATTCGTGTAGTTGTAGTTGGATTCTTATTGGCAAGGCAACATCAGGTTCGGGTGCAGCTTCACTTACAGACACAACCACAGCAACAGAGCCTTGGTTACGAGGTAACTTTGTATCTAATGGTGTTGAGGTCGGAGATACAATTTACAACTTATCAGATAGGACAGGTTCCACAGCAGGGTCAGGAACTATAAGTGCAGTGACACAAAGCACAGCCACAGCTACTATGTCTGGAGGTGCAGCTAATAATTGGGATAGCGGCGATAAATATGTGATAGTGCGAAAAGTAGATGTAGGTGAGAAAGTATCAATCACAGTTAGGTCTAGTAGAGTCACAGGTCTTAAATTTGACAAGATAGGCATATTCTGGACTAGCACAACAAATGATCACATTACAGATGACATCAATGTTGATTTATCAGACTTTGATATAATTGAACTTGACACCTCAGTGAATGAGCATACCTTATCATTTAGGTATACAACGGCAGGATCATATTATCCACAATTCTTTTTTGTAGACAGTTCAACAGGATTTAGAACTTCAATCAAACAAGCAGGGAGACATACAGATCCAGATTCAACAGCTTATGTTTTAGATGATGGTCCTAAACCAGTAGTAGTAGTCGAACAACCATTGCCAGTGCCAAGAATAACATCTTCCAGATCAATAGGTGAGAGCGCAAATGTAGCATTAGATAAAGATTCAGCAGTGATATTTTCAGCCGCAAATTCAACAGCAAGTGGTGCAGATGCGTTTATTAAAAATTTTAAATGGCTTGGTGAACCTCAATCAAGTCAAATACTTACACAAGGATGCACAGACATTAACAATGTGCCTTTACTTAACGAGAGTAAAAAAGTATTTATGAGATGTAATACCGCAGCGTTTAATGACGCAGTGTTTACCATATATGGTTTAGCTTCGTTTAGAGATGACAATGCAACTCCGATCAAAGATACTGATGTTACCTTTTCACATTATAGGTATGTCAAAGCTACAGTGTCACCAGGTTCAGCAAAATATTTGAAACATGACACAAGCAATGCTTTTGGCAATGCTGCACGGAGTGATAGCTCAGCGCCAGACACAGAACAATTCTTTAAACAAATAGATATTATACATTGTTCAACTAAATCAAGCACATCAGCATCAGAGGAAGTATATCAATTATTGGCGGCAGATTCAGACAATGATGGTACAATAGATGTAAGTGGTACATTAGATACCAGTACGATATGTAAGCGCCTTTGTGTAGATTCTAACAATGGTTCTCCAGGATATAAATGGGGTGGGCTATGTTCAGTAACAGGATCTAGTAACATTACATTTACAAAGAACTCAGGTGCAGATGAGATAGAGAGCACAGCTATAGATTTCATAGCAGCAGGGTTTGGTCCAGGAGATACGATCACGGTGGAAAGTAGTTCTAATGACGGTGTGTATACCATTCAAAAGATAGAGACAGTTAGTGGCACACACTCAATATATTTGAATGAAGAATTGCCTGTGGGTGAAACTAACACAAGTGCAACGATATTTACAACACAACCAACCATTTCAGTAGCTGCTAATATAGCAGGCACAGCTAATATATCTGTAGATGTCACAGATAATCTAGCGGGTGTGGGAGGGGCCGCAGCTAACATGAGAACAGTATTTAGAGATGTTACAAGCTTGGATCTAAACGCACTAGGCGATTCAGGCAACATAGCTATTGAAAGTGCATCTTTAACAAGATCAGGAGGAATTAATGCAGTAATGCCACTAGGAGAAAGACGATACCCTCCAGGTGCAGTGCACACAAGTCACGGTTTACCAAAGATGAATATCAACATTAGAATTATAGATTCGACAGGTTTTACAAAAATATATCGATTACTTAACAACTCATATAACTATGCTATCTATCAACATCATGATAGCACATTTACAACATGGGTAAAGTATAGATTAAAATTGGAGTCATTTACGGTTAACAGGGATCCTGTCAATTTACAACATCAAATAGTATCAGCATCGTTCTTTGTGATTGGAGAAGAGGTGTGAAGTGCCGACAAACTATGGTGTTAATCAATACGTTAACGAACTATATAACATAAGAGTAACAATAGATGGTATAGAAGTATCAGGCATTACTTCTTTAGATTTCAAGCATAAAGTAAATTCGTCACGAGTGGCGACTTTAAGTTTTGAAAATAGACAAACATTAGAGTCTTTGAGTATTGGTAGTGTGATAAAAATTAACTTTGGTTTATCAGATGCGTACGCCAACAAGATTATCACTGTAGAGGAAGGCACAACACAAGGAGCAGAACCAGTAGTATTGCCTAATGATTTTCACGGTAAAATTAAAGTGATAAGACCTAGTCTTAAAGAGACTTTTATCACAGCTATGGATTTAGTGTCTGATCTGTCAACGTCTACTTCAACCAACATACAATGGAGAGACTATGGAAGTCAAGACATGTATTTTGTTGCTAAGGATATTTGCGACTACAAAGGAATAGACATATCACTTTTAAACGAAACAACTAAATATTTGATTACTGAAGATCAAGGAAAGTTACGTCCAGATTTTAACATTTATGGAGTGCAGACACGAGGTTCTTTTTTAAATAAATTGTTTGAGTTGATGAGTTTTAATCCTACGGACACTCCAGCGTTTATATCTTCCACATCTGGTAAAGACGCTTACATGTCAGATCCATTACCATTTGTTCAGTTTTATTATGCAATAAGAAAAGGTAAACAGATGGAGTTCTTTGCACCAAACAGGTTTGATAAGCGTAATGAGCCAGTCTTGAAGATAGGTCCAAATGAATCAAACGTAGTTGGAGATGGTTTAGTAGGGCAGATAGACTCATCAACAATAATTAATAGTGTTACAGTATTTTCTAAAGATGACGTTAGTAAAAACGTTACGCTTGAAGATGAATCCTCAATAAGTAAGCATGGGCTTTTTTCAAAGAGCTTTAGCTTTGATTCTAATAACTTAAACAGAATGAGAGAGTTTGCTTACATAATAGTTCAAAACTTTAAGACACCAACTATTACTTACAATGTACAAATAACAAATGGAGAGTGGGTTCAGCTAGGAGATTTAGTAGAAGTAAGTAGTCCACTGATTGGCACTAAAGAAGTTTATCCAGTGATAGAAAAACAAATGACAATATCTCAAAACATAGTTACAAAATTAGCTTTAGGCAAGAGATCTATAAGCACCAAAAAGCTATTAGAGTTAGTACAAAGATAAGACCCATCAAGTATATATAGACTACTTTTAATAGATAAGCATGGGCTTAAATCAATCGAACCCCAAAGACGAAGACAGAACAATCAAGGAATTTGATAAGGTCAAAGACGTTGTTATCAGATTTCTTAGAGACTTACCTGCAACCAGGAACAGTGACAAGCTATTGTATTATGAGATAATGAAAGAGAACTTTCTCAAGACTGATCTCAAGGATAGTGTAGACAGATATATTTTCTTAGATGTGTTGTGGGAATTACTTACCATATCACCAGATAAATCTACAATAGTAAGAGTAAGGAGACAGATACAGAATAAGGATAGGGTGTTTGAACCTACAGATCCAGATGTAAGGAGGAAGCGTAAGATTCGTTCAGAGGACATTGGTGATTGGGCAGGTGATAACTGATGGAGTTTCACGCTAATTTACACGCTAGGATAGATCACTGTGTAGATTGCAAGCAAGTAATTACACAATCGTACTTAGCAAAGGATGGTCTTTGCAGGCATTGTCATGCTAAGAACAAGCATGGGACTGTAGACATAAATACTTGTTTTCAGGGATCTGTAATACTTTTGGAGGACTAATGCCTTACAGTAATTGTTTACCTTGTAAACAGCAAGGAAAGATAGTTAGGTTGGATACGCCTACACAGGGACATCACAAGTATTGTAGGAAGTGTAGGATAGACAGAGCATCAGATAAGATGATAAGACAGATAAGAGAATACAAGAACTTAGTAAAGGAGTTATTATGAAATTCAAAACAAAAGAAGAAATGAAAAAAATGAGCTTAGAAGAAATAACCGAGTATGAAGCTTGGGTAGCAAAGCATGCGTCAATGGCATGGCACATCAGAAGATACATGGAGATGGAATGATCAAAGACATTACGATCAAACTTGGCGGTACAAAACAAGCCAAGCGTCAGTATGAGTCAGTAAGAGCAGACATAGAGACTACGTTTACTTTACCGCATGAAACAGCTATGGATACAGAGAAAGCGATGGAAGCATACAAATGGGAGCTAAGACGTGCAAAAGTGCTGTTTAAAGAGGCGTTAAGGGAAGCTATAGAAGTTATTGATGGGAAGTCTTCCCCACCCACTTCACCGCCAAAGAAAGCCACTCCTAGGAAAGTACTTAAAGAACCTGAAGTAGATGAAGATAAATTATTTGAGTCATTAAAGGATCAGGTAAGGCAGGATTATCTTAATAAGCAGGAGTCAGATTAATGGTAGAGATAGGGCATGGTGGTGCAGGAGATCTGCACACGCTCTTTTACAATTCATTGTTTAAGCTCATGAAACACCCTATCTCCCTTCGGGGTGGACAATGGTAAGGAAAGAAGAGTTCCACCAGATGTGGGAAAGGTTTGATCGTAGATATTTACATGAGCTAATGGACATGGATCTTCAGCAGTTGATTGAACATCACGTAGAAGTGGGCAATAGTTTCACTGATCTATCTGCTGCGGCTAAAAGGGCAGAGAGATACTTAAATGACGTATATCGAGTAATGAAAATAAAGAAACGTCTACAAGTAGAGAAAGATGCAATAGAGGGTACAGATGTGTAAGCATGCAGCCCAAGTTTGTACAGGAGAAGGATGGGTGTGCGTAGATTGCGGAAAATTGATCCTAAGCTAAATGAGAAGAAGTTCGTACTAATCAAATGTCCTAAGTGTGGTCAGAGTAGGGGGGGGGAGGCTAGGCATAAGTCTTGGAAATGTTTTAGGTGTGGATATGTTATGAATAGAAAGAATACCCGTACCCTATGGGATCCAAACAATCCAGAAGAAGTAGGACTAGGTAGAGAAGTAGTAGATAAGAAAAAACCATACAAATAAAAGGCTCTAAGGGTTAAATGTGCTATATGCAATTTGGCGTGCTGGGGATCTAAAACCACGTGCAGCATGTCTGCTAAGGGTTAAATGCGCATATGGTTATTTTGGCGTTGATCCTGAGATCAGGCCTGACGGCTAGCAATAAAATTAAAAGCCCTGGCTAGGCCTGGAAAGATCCTATAATAAATATTTATAATCTATTGAAAGGTTCTAAGGTATCGTATAAATTTAACTCAATAGCTAACTTAACAACTAAAACATTAAGTTCTTTATCTTCTTTATTAAGATCTTCATCAATGGCATAACATCCTTTTCTAGATATTAATTCATTCTCTAAAATATAAAGGATTTTAGTAAGTTCTTTTTTGTTCATTTATTCACTCTCATTTTAAATATTTTATCTTTAGGATAATTATTAAATGATTCTAAAGGATGATAAATAAAAGTATAACAAACACCACAAATATGGCCATCCTCTTTATTATAATAATCCCAATCATTTTTATTGCAACTTTCACACTTCATTTATTCACCTCAATATATTCATTAGCATTTAATAAAACATCATCAACAAATATTAAACCCTTTTCTTTATAGTTTGGTTGATTAGTAGCAATTACAGCATTATAAGTATTATTCTTATTTAATACAATAGAAGTACCTAATAATTTATAGTTCTCTTTTGGTTTTACTTTCATTATATCAGTTCCCATTTAATCGTTCTCCTGAGTTAACATTTTACTTAAAAATTTAATCATTCTTCCGATCTCAGTGACTGTATAAGCTCCCTTATCAATATTATAATTATTCTCAGGAACCCAAATAAAATAATTATCGGGGTTGTTATTTTTGTTTTCAGTGTGATAAGCTTTTAAAAAATCGAAAGCATCTTTTTTATTATTAAATACTTCCGTGTGTCCGTCCTGAACATTGACAAATAACCATTTACCATATTGGGCTATTTGTCTGTCAAAAAATATAAAATAATCATTAGTTTCATATTTAGCAACTTCTTTATTATTTATGTAGGTCATATTTAGATACTCCTATAGTCTAAAGCGTAGCCATCATTAAACAACATTCGGCCTAAATCATATACTATATCATGTGCACCATCAAAACCACAACCCTTTACTTTTAAGGCTTCTCTCCTTTTGTCGTAACGGTTACCGTTTCCGTGTTCTTTATAGACTTCATTAATAGCCCACGTTAAACGTAATAATTCATTATGTTCACTTACGTAATAAACATTATACCACCTTGTGAGACCACTATAAGATCTGTCTTCAAATTTAACTATTAAAGTAGGTTTAGATTGATATTTACCTTTAGGCATATTTTCAATAGTTTCTTTTAATTTTTCACTTTCCGATTTTAAAGGAGTCGGCCCCCCTTCAAGTTTTAAGCTCATGATTTTAAGTATACGAACTGTATATATATACTTTATCCATATACCCCCTACTTACAAAAAATAAAATAGTATAGGTAATAAAAAATATTCAGAGATCAGGAAAAGTAAAATAATATAATAAAATAAGATCTGCTAAGGGTTAAATGCCCTTATGTGTAAATGTTGCAGAAGTTACCCAGGAACATTAAATTATAATGTGCTAAGGGTTAAATGCGCAATCGGCATTTTTTGGCTTGCACTGGCTGCAGGTTTTTTGATTTCTTTAGAAATCTTTTGAAAGATCCTAAATAAATTTATTCAGGATTTTTTATAATCGTGTGTCAAATATGGATCTTTAAACCTAACCTCGATTCCCCAAGTAGAATTATAAATAAATTTTTCAATATCTTCAGCCATTTCCCAGGCTTTAATAAAATCAATAAGAAAAATATTTTGTTCTTTAGTACATGTATTTTCCATTAATAACTCATCAGCAGAAAGTAAAGGTTTGATATTGTTGGCCTCGCCCCATTTTTCATATATTTCAATTAAATCATCAAGACACATTTATTTATCTCCTAAAAGAAATAATCTTTTTTGTAGGATCTTTCGTTGTAATTCTTTAAGTTTTTTTGTTGGTTCCTCTTCATAATTCATTACTTGAAATTCAAGTTCATCACAAACAAGTAAATAGAAAATTTCAAGTTCCTCTTCACTTAACATTATACTTATACTATTCATTGGTCACCTTCTGCAACTATTGTCATTGAATCCAAACCCATATTTTCAGAAATAACAACCTCATAAATTAAGCAATCAGCCTCAAAATAATAAATGTAACCTTCACCTTTATTGGACCATGCAATAGTTCCAGAAATTACACCTTTTAATTTCCCGTTCCATAATTTAATTAATAAATCAATTTCTCTGTCTGGATGTTGAAAGTCTGAAAGGCTAAAAGTCCAAGGCAATAAGTCATCAAGTTCACCATCATAAAAACCATCATCATCTAATAGCTTTAAAACGTCTTCATATTTTGGTAAAATTTTTTGATCCCGTGGCACTTCATTACATTTAACTGGTAAACCATGTTCACTATAATGTTCTGCCATTTCATCAAATAAATGTTTATTTCCATATTCCATTGAAGGAGATTCAAATAAATCTTGAGTGTTTTTATCAAGATTGCCATCTTCTTTAATTTCATCCCAATCACAAAGTTCTAAACATTGAGGACAGAATTCCCAAATATCATAACCGTACTTATCAGAAATTCTATAAAGTGCGTCAGCCTTGCAACATTTACTTACCAAAATATTATCAGCCTCAGTAATAAAAGGATTCAAAGATCCTAAACTAATACTATTTTCTTTATTATCTTTATTAGGTAGATTGCACCCAGGATTTTTATTTAAGCCCATATTACCCCAGAGAGTACAGTATATATACACTTTCCTTAAATTAAATTCCTTGCTTAAGTTCTAAATTTCCCCCTTGCCCAAGTACAAAAAAAAGTTCTTGACCTACTAAAAATAATAGTACATTGCGCAACAATACAAAACAGATTTAATCGCACGTGAGCAACAAAAATAATTTGACAGTACACAACGCAACACCTAGAAAAATAAAAATAAAATAAATTCCTTACTAAAATCTAGTGCAGGATTTCAGGAATAAAAAAATAAATCAATACTGGGGTCTTATGTCAAAGGTACACCCAACGTGTTAAAACTACCTTTGTCTATAAATTGTAGGAAAAATCGCTACGAGGGGTTACCTCTGTCTTAATTTTTTTTTGGATCAAATATGCTATGAGAAGGATATATATACGGGAAGCCACTGTGTAGTTATGCCTTGGGCGAAGAATAAAGAGAAACCGAAGTCGTACTTGATTACGCCAGGAAGGAATGATGCTAAGAACGAGCTTTGGGATGAGCTAGATATGATTTGCAAGAAGAATGAGACAACGTTTGCGGATGAGATATGGGATGCGATATGGATGCACGTAGAGAGGAGTAAGAGGAATGGCTAAGGGTAAGATGAACCGCAAGTATACGCTTGCAGACAGGCAGGCAGCGTTTAAGTTGTATTTGAAGGGTTTGACTACTAGGGAGGTAGCTAAGGAGGTTAACAAGCAGGGATCTTATGATCCACCTATGGCACATACTACAGTAGACAGATGGGTGAAGAAATATGGCTGGGATGAGGAGCGTAGCACTATGGAGCATGAGGTTATGACAGAGACTATGGCTGATGCTAAGCTTGATATGAAGAATATGATAGGCGAGGTAGAGGAGGTACGCCAGGAGTTTTTAGAGAGGATGCGAAACAAACATGGTGCGGATATAAGGGCGCACGAGTTTGCCACATTGACTAAGATGCAGGAGCAATGGGTAGAGAATGAGAAGGAGAAGGAGGAGTTGATCGAGCATGTTACGGGATGTATTAAGAAGGCGTTAGATGAGACAATAGAGGACAACATGCTACGGCAGAATTTTTTGTTGCGCTACATTAAGCTACTGAGGGGTGAAGAATGAGTGCGGACGAGGCGCAGAACTACGGTAAGAAGTACGGTAGGGTTTGGACGAGCGAGGATCTTAAGATGAAGATACGCAAGGTAGAGGTGTTGAATTTTGCGAAGCGCAAGAAGGCAGGTTTGGTTGATGATATACATGACAAGGATTGGGGTCCTATGGGTGATGCTAGTTTGAAGGATTACTTGACAGGTTATCATGCAGCTATGGATGATCTGCATATCTGGGTAATGGGAAAGTACGAGGAGAAAGATGGCAAATAGTTTACATGCTTGGGTTGTTCAGTTGAATGAGTTGATTGAGCATGCGATCAAGATCCGTAATGAGAATGTTATGGAGTATAAAGATAAGGAGTTAGAGGCGTTTGAGACGGGTTTGAATATCTTTACGTTGTTGATGAAGGAGATGTTGAAAGACATGCTAGGAGAGTCAGATGTGGAGGTGTAAGGCGTGTGGTATGATTATTACGCCAGTGGATGTAGAGGAACATGGCAGTTTTTGCCAGGAGTGTCGCAATGATTGAGGATATATGTGATTTTATAGATGGTAGCGGAATTATTGATTGTCCAGATTGTGGAGAGGTAGTAGAGACTGATGTGTATGATCGGTGTCCGATATGTTATAATGGCAAATATGATAGTGGTGATATATGAGTAGTATTGTTATTTTGTTATTGATGTTTGCTTCGTTTATAGTTGGGTTTTGGTTAGGTGTAGAATCGTATAGGGACATGTTAAGAAAGAAGTTATGAGGAAGCGACATGCGGCAAGTGAGACAACAAAAATGACGTTATGTGGATATGAGTGTACAGAGCAGGAGTATCGAAAAATGCGGGGCCGCAGGGCGGCCATGATAACGTGCAAGCACTGTTTACAAGCGATGGGTGGCGCATGAAGTGGCGTTTTAGCTGCCACCTTTGTGGTGAGATTTACGAGATACAGCACAGGCAGTTGCACAAGACAGTGTTTTACACGCCTGAGAAGAAAGGGCGGCCTACGTTAGGCTGTGTAAAGTGTAGTACAAAGGTAGTAGGAGATTTGATTGGTGGGCGAAAATGAATTACGTTATGGCAGTTTGTTTAGTGGTATTGGCGGTATTGATCTTGGCATGGATATGGCGGGGTTCGAATGTGCTTGGCAGGTTGAGATAGATGACTACTGTAGACAGATCCTTGACAAACACTGGCCTGGAGTCCCAAAATACAAAGACATCTACGAAGTCAAAGGTGCAGAAATCGACCCAGTTGACATTTTATGCGGAGGATTCCCTTGTCAGCCAGTCTCCGTTGCAGGAAAGCGTGGTGGAGTTAATGATGAAAGGTGGCTCTGGGACGAGTTCTACAGGCTTATTTGCGAAATTAGACCAAGATGGGTCGTGGCTGAAAACGTCACAGGGCTCTTTTCAGCAAACTCTGGACGGGCGTTTGCAGGAGTACTCAGGGACTTGGCCGAGGGCGGGTATAATGCAGTCTGGGACGTGTATCCAGCGGGAGGACCAGGTGGCGTTGGAGCGCCGCACAGAAGGGAAAGAGTCTTTCTTGTGGCCCACACCGACAGTCCGCAATCCATCAAGGACACAAGAGACGTTAGAGAAGAGTTTAAAGTTTCGAAAGTCAATCGGGAGGACCTCAGTGCCGTTGTATCTGGAGGAAGTGGTAAAGATGTGGCCGACACCAACACAAAGCGATTACAAGGGATGGTCAAAGAATCACAAACGGGCGCACGACAGATCCAACAGGTTGGATTTTGCAGTAGAACCTCAAGGTGGAAAGGGTGGGACGTTGAACCCAATGTGGGTAGAGTGGCTAATGGGGTTCCCAATAGGGTGGACAGACTTAAAACACTCGGAAACGCAGTCGTCCCCCAAGTCGCATACAAAGTAGCAAGGATGATATATGAGTATACAGAAAAAGAGAAATGAGGTAAGCAGGTTATTACGCATGTCAAATAGACATAGGAACGTATTACGTTGGAGTCCTAATGAGACAGTAGAGCATGTAAGTAGAAAGTTTGAGATCTGCATGTTGTTAAAGAAGTGGGGTCATGAGTTTTACACTGAGGCGATATTTGAGCCGAGTGGTTTACGTGCAGATGTTATAGATGCGGATACAGGCATTGTTTACGAGGTATATCAGACAGAGAGTATGGAAAGTCTGAAGAAAAAAGCGTTGCTTTATCCTTTGGAAGTCAGGTTTGTGAGTGCGAATGAAGCACCGTTTACTGAGGAGATGTTGCTATGATAAGGATTTTTAGGCAAGGAGTTGTTGTTTATGAAAGTGACAATTTGTATGATATTGCAGACTGGTTATACTATGAGGAGCAAGGTGTTAAAGACATGGTTGTAACTGTAAATCAGAAGGAAGTAGATAAGAAAAATGTACAAGGCAGATCAAAATGACATAACCAGGTTAGTTGCTAGTGCTTTGGATTTAGCTTCCGAGAAGCCACTTACGATGGGAGAGTTTGCAGAATCTATTTTACAAAGTTATATGGATCAAGAGCCTACAGACTTTGTACCTCTTGGAGATATGCATAGGGAGTGGGAAGAGTTGTTTAACAAGGGCACACACACTGCTATAATGTGTGCTAGGGGACATTTAAAGACTAGCTGGAGCCTTGCAGTGCTTGCTTACCATATGGCGACTTTCAAGAACTTTAGAGCGCTTTATATTTCAGCTACATTGGAACAGGCGTGGGATAAGTTAGAACAATTTGAAGAACTTTGTAAACGATCTTGGAGGCTTGAAGGTTACGTTAGATCTACTGATGACAGGCGAGCAGTATGGCGTAAAGGTGCTAAGTACTTCAATAACGGATCTAGGGTGCATGGTGCAAGTATTGGTAAGGCACTTGAGGGTCCTCACGTACACATGATTATTTTGGACGATATATTGCAAGAGTTTCCTAACTTAACAGATGAGAAGGTCATACATTACATTCGTAGAGTTGTGATGCCTATGAGGCTTCCAGATGCTAAGATGTTGTTGATAGGTACACAGAAGAGAGTTGGTGACGCTACAGATTGGGTAGAGGAGAACAAGATGTGGAATACAGTAAGGCATCCCGCTTTACTCAACGATGACACTCCTAGATGGCCTGAGTATTGGACTTATGACAGACTTATGGATGAGAAAGAAACGATGGGATCCAGAGCATTTGAGTCTGAGTATATGTTAAATCCATTAGACCCAGAGTCTGCTGTTATACCTTACGAGATACTCAATGCTTGTTTGGACAAGGGTTTGGAGATGGGACCTGCGCCAGCTAACGATGACTGGGAGACATACATGGGTGTTGATCTTGCGGTAGGTATGGACAGTAAGAATGACGAGACAGCGTACGTGATTATGGGATATAACAAGAATACACAAGAGCGTAGAGTGCTGTATGCTTGGTCAGGTAAGATATACGCAAAGGGTCAGGGTTGGCTAGAGGCTCAGGTAGTAAGTATGAAGGAGTTAGCAGAACGTTTTAATCCAAGTAAGATTATGGTAGAGTCTAATGGCTATCAGAGGCTTGTAGTACATGCGGCAGCAGACTTGGCAGGGTTGCCAGTAGTAGGGCACAATACAGGTAGAGAGAAGCACAGGCATGACGTAGGTATACCACTTATTGCACTTAAGATGGAGCAAGAAAAGTACGCTATACCTTGGAATAAGGAAGCGACAGAAGGTAGCAGACCTGGCACACGTAAGCTTGTAGACGGCCTTAGCAGACTTATTTACGGTAAGAACGGTAGGCTTGAGGGTCACACTCCTGATGCAGTTATGGCGTTATGGATGTGTGAGTTAGCAATACATGATGATCACAAGCGAAAGCTTAACTATACAAAGTGGGATTATTTTGCATGACACGTAAAGCAGATTTATCAGACCCTATGAATGATGGTGAATACGACACAATGATGTTCTGTCCAAATCAATGTGGTGCTATGTATTCAGCAGATAAAAACGATTATTACCATGTGGAAGACGATTATGTTTTTACTTGTGATGAGTGTGAAGAACCATTAATATTAGTAAGAAAAGTAATTACTTACGAGGAGATATGACTTTAACACAAAGTGAGCTTAAAGGGTTGTTTAGCTCAGCAACAAATGAATGGGCTACACCGCAGGATTTTTTTGACAAAATAAACAAGATGTATAATTTTACTTTAGATCCTTGTTGTACAAAAGAAACTGCAAAGTGTGATGTATTTTATACTAAAGAGGATGATGGCTTGTCAAGATCATGGGAAGGTCATACTGTATTTATGAATCCTCCGTATGGTAGAGAAATAAAAGATTGGATTGCTAAAGCACACAGAGAAGCAGAGAAACCAAACACTACAGTAGTTTGTCTTATACCTGCAAGAACAGATACACAGTATTGGCATGATCATTGTATGAATGCCGCAGAGATTATTTTGATTAAAGGCAGATTAAGTTTTGGAGATGGTAAGGGTAGTGCACCTTTTCCGTCTGCATTGGTAGTATTTGGTAACTCTATTATAGGTAGACCTTTGCTTTCTGCAATAGATAGGTAAGTATAAATATCCGTATATATACTGACGTTCCCATAGAGATATGGGTAGAACTCGATTGGAATTGTTTGGAAT